CCTCCACTAATAACACTAGTTAAATATTCTTTAGTTACTAATATTTTACCTGTTGCTTCTGCTGTTATAAGAGTAGTCGTTAAAGTGGGAGCAATTATTCTACCATCTTTATACACTTGAAATGCAGTACTTCTTGACTGTAATGTTCCATCTCCTTGTGCTCTACCATTACCAACAGCAAACATAGTGTTACCACCATTATTTACATCCGTAGGATCATTAGTAACAACATTAGCACATTGTCCCACTATAGTAGCATTAGCACCCCCAGTAATAGAATGCAATTGCCCCATTAAAGAATTAGAATAAGTTAATCCTGTTTGAGTATGATAAAAACCACTTATAAAACTTAAATAATCTTCATTGGAAGAACATAAAGAACCATTGATAAAAGTTCCGTAACCTGAAATTGCTTTATTGGCATAACCTAAAACAAAAGAAGCTTCTGCCATTGCTCCATAATCTCCAGTATTAGGTGCATCAGGATCCCAAGTACTTAAATCAAGTGCATCTAATCCTATATTACCAAAATGCGCAGGATCTCTATCTGCTCTCACAATACCATTTCCATTTCCTTCATCTAAAAACACTAATGCAGGGGAAGTGTATTGTGGTATATTAAGTGTATTACTAATTAATGTAGCTGCTCCAGAATCTCCTGTTGTTGTAAGGGTTATTTTCTCTTGTGTTTCTAATGGGTTTATAGATATTACATTAGGAGTTAGCTCTTGTAATCCATATCCAGCTGTTACAGCTTGAGCAGCATTAAACTGTACATAGTTTATTGGTGTTGTTCCAATGTCTATTGTTCCTATTGTATTACATATAAATCCAAATCCTCCATTTGTATCTCCTGATAGCACAAGTGTATAATCTCCATAATGTATCTCACCTGGAGGACTGTTATCTGCGTCTGATGATCTTGTTAGTTGATATACAGTTACACTGTCTCCTAATGTAGTTAAGTCATATATACCATTCTGAATAGGATCTGTTTGTTTCCAAACTAATATTCTATCTAAGTATGCTGGATATTCTCCATCTATCATCAATGTTCCCACAGAAGGCCCTGTTAATGTAGCTCCTACACCACCCACTCCATTATCATATGTAGCTACTAGTGATACATCTGTTGCTACTACTACAGGAGGATGGAAGTTAATTCCTGTTACAATATTATCTACATATTGTTTTGTTGCTGCACCTAATGCATTTGATGGGTCTTGATTTAGTATCAAATCACCCAACATTGTATCACCAGCTTTATTAACTGGAGTGTATCCTAATGGTGCAGGTATATCTGATACATGAGCAAATGGATCTATTCCAGTATTTGTAAACTCATCAAGATCATAATTAGAAGGAACAAATGCTGGAATATCTTGTGCTGTTATAAATGGATGAATTCCATCTTGACCATCATTTATTAATTCAGATGTTTTTGTAACTCCTACAGGTAAATCTCCTATAGGTAACACTGTACCATCGTCTAATAAAATATTAGTACCATCTCCACCAATCTTTACAAATGAATCTGCAATAATTGGTAGAGTGGTGTAATTACCCATCTCTGTCACTCTCTGTAATGTAGGAATAGCATAGATAGCATCTAGCTTCTCAATAACTACTGTTAATAAGTTATTAGTATTGATTCCTGAGTTTGGAAGATTGGGACCAGCATAGTAAACATCATCTGTAGAGATACAAGGATCACTACAGTCGCAAGCTTTTCTTTGTGGAGTAGGTGGGTAAGACATATATTATTATGCTGGGATATACATTATGTAATAAACTGCAAGTCCTGGTTGAACATTTGAGTGCCAACTATTTCCTCCAATAACTGCATTAGTAATTGAAGAACTCAATGTAATTCCTGTAACAGCACTACTTGTAGTTGTTGTATATGCAGGTGTTGTTGCACCTCCTGCTATTCCAGCACCAGTATTAGCAGAAGTACTTTCATGTGTAAATGTATGTGTATGCCCTGGGTCTGTTAAACTTACACTAATAGTGTTAGCATGACTATGACTAGGTATTTGTGTAATTCCTAATGTAGTAGTATTATCTCCTCGTATATCTCCTTTATTATATGTAGGATTACCAGTACTATTAGGTATTGTAGCTGGTGTACAAGAAAATGCACAAGGTGTATTTGTAGCACCTACAGCAACTCTTCCTCTTAAATCTGGTGTATTATTTTGTCCGTTACACATAAACACTCTAGCCCAATAACCAGATCCTACACCAGATGCATCAAATCCTGTTATATCTCCATAATAAGGAACAGGAGAATAAGGAAGCATTTTATTACTAGCTAATGATGTAGAACTTCCATTTATACATTCCGTAACTGATGCACATAGTTCATCTTTTGTAACATATTGCTCATGTACTTCAGTAGTTAATGCTGTTAGATTAGTATCAATGGTACAAAGTTTTGTTATAACTGCTTGTACAATAGCATGTGTATCTGAAGAGCTTGTCACTCCTGTTAAACATCCAATTGTATAATTAGCATTTAGTATAGTAAGTTCTGCTATAATAGCATCTACTTGTTCTTGTATATCACAAGAAGCTTGTACAAGTGCTTTTGATAGTTCTAATATATTTAGCTCTCCACATGTAGGAAGATATTTTTGTACCACTGTACATACATCTATATCACCAAGATCTATCTTCACTCCTACACCAGTTAATGTTGATGTAAGAAATGTTATTAAAGCATTTTCTATAACTGGTAAAGGATCACCAGTTTGAATACCTAATGTAGGAACATCTATTCCTGTATATTTGACACACTGATCTGAAATAGTTTCAGTGCATCCGTTAAAACAATTATTACAATTGAACATATTATATTTATTTTATTAATTAAACCAAAAAATTATATATTTTATGGAATCCAAGTATATGGAGTGATTGCTGTTATTTCTCCACCCACTACTGTAACAACATTTATTTGAGTAACGCTATTAAAATATGTTAGTGAATTATCAGTGTTTGATTGGAACCAATAATATCCATCTTCAACTACTTCACAATTGGTATTATCCCAAAGAGCATAGATTATTTCTCCAACAGTTAATGAAGAATATTGAACATGATCGTCTACTGTTTGAGTACCAGTTTCTGTACGAAAAATTTGAAATGCTCCAATAGCAGCCACAAGACTTACCGAATAAAAGTAAGATAGAGGATCTTCATAAATTCTATAAGCTTTAATTAACTTACCATTAGTTAAACCTTCTGGTCTTTCACATATAGTAGTAGTTGTTGTGGTTGTTGGTGGTTGACAAGTGGTAGATGTTGATGTTGTTGATGTTGTAGGAGTTGGTGTAAAAATAGGTTTTATGTCACAACCTGATGTTAGTCTTATCACCTTACTTGTAATCTTATCCATACAGAAATCACTTAAATAATCAGGATTACATTGTTTGTATGTAAGGATTCTTTTATACGCCAAAAGTTGAATCATTGCTCTTGCAGGAACAACTTGATTCAACATAAATACAACATTGTTGTATAGACCATTAGCATATTCTGCTAACTTACAATCTATCTTTTTTAATAAATTAGGAATGTCTGCACATTCAGGACAATTAGTTAATCTAGGTGTTAACATATTTATTATTTTTTAGCTGCGCACGTAGCACATAGTCCATTTTTTAATTGACATCCACACCCCACATTTGCTTGACAATTTGAACATTGTGCCATAATTAATTAAAGTTTATTTGGTAGTTGTTACCTGAACAACCACAGTTAGATTTTAGAAAACTATTTAACATGTTATCTGCTTGTTTATATAACTTATTTGCTTCATGTTCTGCACAGTTATTTCCTGCAGCAATTGCTCCTTGTATGAAGAAATTGATTGTGTTTAATGTAACACTAGATTGTGTTTTAATTGCACCATCGCATTCCATTAAATCTAATTGAAGAAAAGCTCTATCAAACTTCTCTTGTATTCTTTCTGTACGCATTATTGTTCTTTCTACAAAGTTCAAATATGCAGGTGCTACAGAATATCTTAATCTGTATATTCCATCAGGTAGAGGTTGATCAATACCCACTTCAGTAATACCAAGATTACCAGAGTTATATAAATTAAATGAATTTACATCAAACGGTAATAATGGAGCTTCTCCAAATCCAGGAATAGTTATTTTCATACTTGCACTTTCAACATCTGGTGGATCTGTTGGATAGGTTGAAGCGTCCATCACTCCAAGTGTTAATGTACTATATGTAGGTACTACAAGTATGTCTAATTTTAAATCTGCCATGAGTTTGTTTTTGAAGGTTAATAAAAAGGGGAGAGAGCGTTTGTTAACTCATCTCCCCTTGATACTAGGAATTTATTATTCTCTACTTATCCTTAAGGAATGTTAGTAGAAGATGTTGTTGTTGTACTAGGAGCAGCAGTTGATGTAGTAGTGGTTGTGATTACACAATCATTATCATCTGTAACAGCTCCTAAAGCAGCTACTAAAATAGCTTCAAAACCAGCACTAAGATTAGAACCACCTTGAGGAATTGCAAGAATTACTGTACTATCTTCCATGATATAATCACCCCATTGGTAAGCAGACTTATCATACTCATTGAATTTGATATAGTAGCTATTGTAAGTTTTACCAGCAGAAACATAAGACTCAAAGTTTTCATTGTAACCGTTCATTCTGTAAAGGTGTTTCAAGTAACCAGCTTGGTAGCTATAGAAGTTTTTCTCCAATTGAATAAATTCTGCAGCTTGTCCTGAAGCATAAGAAGAACGTTGTGTGATAACAGCATCAGCAACAATGTTACAAGAATCAGCAACAATAAAGTCAGCAGTGGTAGCTGGACCAGCATATACAAAAGTTCTGAAAGTCATTCTGTCATACTCAAAAGGGAACGCAGCAATATCACATGGTTGTCCATATTGAGTTAAAGGTTTTCCTGTAATACGCAGAGTAGTTCCATCAAAATTTTCAAATGTGTAGAAGTTGTTCAAGCTAATGTTGTCAGGATTGATACCAGGAGCTTGTGCAGTTAATTTTGCAATGAATTGATTAATCAAATCATTTACATCAACATCAACACATGGATCATCACCACAATCACAACAAGGTGCTTGAATAGTTACTGAACGTGTAAATCCGTTGAAATAAAGAGTTCTAAGGTAAGAACTGTCAGCACGAAGTGTAAGTGTGATTGTATCACCACATTGTGCAGAGAAGTTAGTTACATCAGTAATTTGGTTTGCCGCAGTTGGACATCCTGTTACTTTATACCATTCAGTTACATTCTGACCTGAACCAGCATTGTTTTTACCTGATATCTTGTCAGATCTTTTAGATCCTTGAAGATAAGTGTTTTGTCTACCTTGAGCTACATAAAAGTAAGGAGCAGAAGCAATTGGATTTGTACCAGCAGCGGTAACATAAGCATAATTGCTACCAAAAATACCCACAGTACCTGCAGTCAGGTCTTGTGTTGAGCCAGAGCTAGGGACAGTTGTTTGCCCTACTGGAACCACGAAGAGCGTGGTTAATGAAAAATCAGCCATTTTGTTTATTTATTAAGTTAAAAATTTACTCGTTTGTTTGTATTCTGAACTGTGCACTTTGTACTGCAGCAGCATTCTCAGTATACATTGCTAGATTCTGAACTGTAAGATCTAGAAGTTCATCTTCTAAGTATGTTTCAAGCTCACAGTCTTGATCAAATGATGGATTACCATCTAACATTATATATCCTGTTTTATTAATATAAAGAGGATATCTCATATACATTATTTGTAGATTCTTAGGGGTAAAGGTACCATCAGTAAAAATTGAGATTTCATCCGATGCTAAGAAGTTAAATGTTTCTTGATATTCAAATGAAGGTTTGTAATGCTCATTGTTTAATATGAATTGAAGATCACCATGTTTAGCAAGATCTCGGTTAATCCATATCTTTCTATCTTTACATCTACCTTTATCAGCTAATGCATAACTGTCAACATAAAACATATACTTAGGTTCAAGTAAATGAATGTTAGCAGCCCATTGATTCAAATCACGATCTTTTAATGTTAATGTTAAAGGTTGGTGATTATAATTCATTACTAAGCTTTGTAAATCTTCGTAACGCTTTTTAAAAGAATCCATTCCTAATCCACTAGTAACACTTATACCATCAATCTTTTGTTTTATCAACTTAATCTGAGCCTCATTCAAAGCTAATATCTTGTCTTCTAATTGAATCTGTTGGTGCTCATTAGTTGATAGTTTATTTAGTCTTTGATCTACTTTATATAATAAACTATCTACTGGGATCATATGCTTTTATATTTTTAAAACTAGCCCCTTAAACAGAAGCTAGTTTTTTAGTTTTTAATTTACCTTCTAATATCAACAACTCATCTTGGTTATCATCATCAGCTAAGAATCTAACTAAGTCATCTTCATCTTTTGCCACTTCATATTCACCTTCATATATCTTACCATTAGGTTTGATTCTATATACTGAATGTGCTGTTGCTTGTTTAACTAAATCTTTAATATGGAGTAAGTCATCTTTCATTGTAGCAAATCTATTGAACACTTCAACTGGATTTAATCCTGAATATTTTCCATTCTTAAATTCTGTTTGTTTCAATACGTTATCTACTTGATTGTAAACAACTTCTTCTTTGGTTTCTTCTGTTACTGGAAGTCCTAAAAGTCTTGCAACTTTCTTTTTCTTTTCAGGAGTCATTGAATCAAACATAACGATTGCTTTGTTAATCAATTGTTTTTTCTTGTATATAACTGCATTCTCAATTTCATCATCTACAACATAGAACTGTGTCTCTGCTGGATATTCACCTCTTTCCCAAGCTTGGTGACTTGATGCAATTGTTGGATGTACTCTCAACCATGAAAAGGCTATCTCTTGAAAAGGAACTGATAGATCAAAGAAGTTATCACCATCCATTAATTTAACAGATTGTACGTGAGTCTGATCATCTGTAGAAGTTGAAAGTCCATAGTTCCAGAATTGTGAACGAGGTCCTAAATCAATATCTCCTAACTCATACTCAAGTTTTTCTTTAAGCTTAGTAACTCTCTCGATTTCTAACTCTTTTTCTAGAGGATCTGAAATTCTTCTGATGTATGAAGCAGTAGGATCTAATCCTGTTCTGTACTTACCATCTAATTCTTTGTAAGGATATTTGAATACACCTGTTCCAGGGATTCTTGTCATTCCTTTTTGTGCTAGTCCACTATCCATTGTCTGCAATTGCGAACTATTATACTCACGTTTGATCGTAGAGATTTTTCCAGTCTTACCCATAATGTAGTTAATTTAATTTATTTGGTTTAATTTAGTAGAGTGGTTTCACCGAAGAAACCTGAACCTAGATACTATCTATTTCAAACACTCTATTTGAGAAGCTTCCCCTCTAGGAGGGAGAGGAGGTGAGGGGATTCTTCTCGGAAAAAAGAGATGTAAGCTGTTCTATAATGGGAAGCTGTACGTCTACTGTTATTATTAGAATTATTTTTTAGTCATTTCTAATACTCTTGTAACATGTGTAATATCCATATGAGGATTGTGCAACTCTCTATGACAATTAGCACATAATAACATGCACTTTAAAGCTTCTTCTAAAATTTCATCATCAGATTTATACTTTAAGTATTGAATTTTAATTTCAAAACTTTTGGTAAAAGGATCTATATGATGAAAATCAAATGCTGCTATATTTTTGTCATATCCACATTTTTCACATTTTCCTCCAAACATTTCAATTAATTTTAGTTTTTTATCAATACCTTTTATAGTATATTTATTTAAACCATAATCATCTTTGAATTGTTTAGATTGTTTAGAAGATCTAAGATATTTATCTTTGTCGTGACATGTTTGACTACAAAAAAGTTTATCTTTTCTTCTTTTTCTACCAGATTTAGAATCTGGTAATGGATTTTCACAATATTTACAATTGTCAGTCATTAAAACTGTGGTATCTCTTCTATAAGAACAGTTCTAGACAAATCTTCGATGAATACATCACATCTGTCTTTCATCCAAATTTCATATCCTGGGAATTTGTTAGCTGAACTCATACCTTGAGACTTAGCAAAACCTAAGTGGTGACGAGTACCATCAATATA